GTGTCATGCGGCTTCCCCTTGCTTGGCGGGACCGAACACATCAGGCCGAAGCTCATGGCGGGAGATGCCGGTGATGCGCTCCACGTCGAGAACGCGGGCGGGTGGGACTTGGCGTGCGCCAGTCTCCCAGCGGCTCCACATCGCCAGCGTCACGCCTGCTTCTTTCGCAACGTCGTCTGCCGAGCGGCCTACGCGCTGACGCCATGATTTGATCGGTGTGCTCATGCTCAATAATTTCCATATCGGAAATCGCAAGTCAAGCGTTTCGATTTCCGATCCGGGCATGCCCACGCAACGGGACGCAGCCTATACAGGCGGCATGGTCCAGCGCATCGGCTCCAAGCACCCTTCGCGCCTCTTCATCAGGGAGTGGATCAAGAAACGCGGCCTCGATCAGAAGCGCGTGGCCGAGCGCATGGAGTGCGAACCAGGCACCCTTTCCAAGCTGCTTAATGACAAGATGGAGATGACGACGGCTTGGCTGGCCGGAATTGCCGACGCGCTCGACGTGTCGGTGCCAGACCTGTTTCGCGATCCTGACATGCCAACGCGCGACGAGCTGCTATCGATGGGGACTGCGGAGGAGTTCAGGCAGGCAATCCGCCTCGTTCAACTCGCCAAGACCGGCAGCGATTCCCGGTAGCTGATATTTTTTTGCCCTCCCGATTTCCGATACGGAAATAACGCTTGACAAGGCGGTTTCCATATCGGAAATTGAAGCAACACAACGGAGGACGACATGACCGAAGCCACCCACATCGCAATCCGCAACGACCGGGTTGTTGAGTTCGCCTCTTACGAGGAAGCCCGGCGCTTCGTTCTGGCTCGCGGCGATGCTTCCGAGCTGTGGCTGATCAAGTTGGTGGTGCGGTCATGAGCGCCAACATAGACTTGATCGTGAAGCGCCTGCTTGACCCGCAGTTCGGATCAGACACCACCGAGCGGCTGCTCATGGGCTCTGCCGCTGATGCGATCCGGTATTTGCAGGGCGAGATGGCCCGCCTTCAGGCGCTGCTCGATAGCGCAAGCGCGCAGCAACACCCCGATCTCGTCAGCCGCGCTGAAGTTCTCAACGTTCTCAAGAGGCTCGGCAATCAGGACGCAGACCTTGCCTTGTATGGCGCGGAGGACAATGCGCGGGCTCGCGAATACGGAGAAGCCGCCATGGCGCGCGCTTGTTGCGCCGTCGCAATCATGCCCGGCGTTCGCCCCACAGCAGATGAAGCCGCCAGCGTGGGCTGACCCTCACCTAGGAGCCCTTCGGGGCTCCGAATGAGTGCCAGCAACCGGGAGCATCCCCATGGCTTACAAGCACAACCACACGCTCTACATCCAAGTCGGCCCGAACGAGATCGCGGTCGATGTCGTCTACACCGTGACGCCCGGCTTTGCTGGCGACCGTATCGACCCGCCCTATGGGCCGGAGGTTGATATTCTGACGGTCGAGGCGGTGATCGAAACATTCCGCTTCGGCAAGAAGACCACGACGCGCCATCCCGTCACCGGCTGGCTGCTCGATGTCATCACGAACTGCCCTGACATCAACGCCGATCTGCTCTCCGAGGCAGGCGAGGAAGACAGCGACCGTCGCGCCGACATGATGGAAATGCGGAGGGCTGGCTGATGGAAATCAAGAACGCGACGACTGTGCACCGCATCTGGAAAGAGCTTCCCGAAGCCGAATTGATGGGCGCCTTCCAGTATGAAACGGACGCCAGAATCTACTGCCGAGCGGCGATTGAAAGCCAGCCGGAAGGGACTTTCTTGGCGCTGATCGATCACTACAGCGGGAAGATGTTCTGTTTCCACAAGGCGAAAGCCGATGCGGAGGCGCAGTCATGATCACCGACCTCCGCGCCCTCATAGCCAACGCCTTCCAAGTTTGCGCCCTGCTTGGGGTGGCTTGGATGATCGCGACTGGCTTCGTCATCCTCGATTTTTTGGTGTCCCAATGAGCAACGCAAAGCATACGCCGGGACCGTGGTACGTTGAGCGCGGCGATAGCTGCGTGTTCATTCGGAAGGCGGGCAGGCGGATCGCCGCAACCGATACCAAAACGTTCTATGAGAAGCATGACGAAACAGACGTTGCCAACGCCAATCTTATGGCTGCATCGCCTGATCTGCTGGCCGTGCTCAAAGATGTCATCCGGTCCAACCGCAAGGATTTCCATTGGGGGCCGCCCGGCGAGGAAAAGTATCGTCAAGCCTACGCTGCGGAATTCGCCCTAATCGCTCGCGCGGAGGGCCGCTGATGTCCATTGCAATCTACATCGGCATTGCCGTCGCGGTCCTCGCTTCGCTGGTCTGGATCGTCGCGATGGCCCTGTTTCCCGTCGAGATCATTGAAGACGAGGAGCCCCATGGGGATGCCTCGATGCTGGGGAGGGACCGCGAGTGACGCGGCCCATTCCGCTCAGGTCCGGCGCCAAGACACCGCAGGCGCGGGTGCTCCAGCGCAAGCACAACGAGACAATCATCCGCCTCGCCAAGCAGCTTGGCCGGCGCGTCATCAAACCGAAAGGCCAGAAATCATGAGCCCCGCACTTGGGTTTGCGTATCTCAGCCTCGCGGCGACAAGCATCCGCATCGCCAATCACTATCACCAGCAGGCGCAGCGCACCGATAGCCCGCGCTGGCGCGAAGACGACACCGCCGAATGGCGCAGGCTCAAGAAGCAGGCCCGCACCGCCATTTTCTCATCTTCAATGTGCGACCGTCCGAGGCTCCCATGAACGTGCAAGTCACCTCCGGCCTCATCGGCCACAATAACCCGCCTGTCGAGATTGAGCCGACGCCCTTCGAAATGTCGGAGGTTGAGATTGGCGACCTGTACGCGGAGGCCAAGGGCTTTCTCGACGGCGAGCCGATCAGCAATCAGGCGATGGCGGATGCCGTTTCAAAGCTGATCGATGATCTGCGGAAAGCCGCGAAGCTGGCCGACGAGCGCCGCATCGAAGAAAACCGCCCGTTTGACGAAGGCAAGGCTGCGGTTCAGGCCCGTTACGCCCCGCTCATTGCCGACACCAAGACGACGAAGGGCAAGGCCGTCCTCGCCATCGAGATCGCCAAGAAGGCGCTCGCGCCGTGGCTGCAAAGGCTGGAAGACGAAAAGCGCGCTGCGGCGGCTGCGGCCCGTGCGGCGGCAGAGGAGGCCGAGCGCAAGGCGCGTGAAGCTCTGGCTGCTACCAAGGCGACCGAAGACCTTGCAGCGCGTGAAGCCGCCGAGGCGATGCTTCGCGAGGCGCAGGCCGCCGACGCCGCCGCGACCAAGGCCGAGAACGACAAGGCGCACGCCAAGGGCGGCTCGCGGGCCATGGGGCTGCGTAGCGTCTGGCGAGCCGAGATGACCGATGGCCGCGAAGCTGCGGGCCACTACTGGCGCACGCGCCGGGAAGACGTGGACGCATTCTTTCAGGGGCTTGCCGATGCCGACGTGCGCGCCGGCAAGCGGTCGATCCCAGGTTTCAACATCATCGAAGATCGGGTGCTCTGATGTTTACCGACGAACAGAAGACGGAGCTTTCTGCCAAGCTGGACCGCTCGCACGTCAAGCAGCGCGAACAGGCTGGGCGCACGCTGTCCTATATTGAGGGCTGGCATGCCATTGCCGAGGCTAACCGCATCTTCGGCTATGACGCTTGGACGCGCGAAACGCTCGACATTCGCATGGTCGCGGAAAACGCCCGCAAGGTTGGCCGCCCGCCGCGAGAGCGCGACGGCTGGGGCGTGTCCTACATCGCCAAGGTCCGCGTCATCGTCAACGGCGTTGCTCGCGAGGGGATCGGCGCCGGGCATGGCATCGACGTTGATCTCGGCCTCGCCCATGAGAGCGCGATCAAGGAAGCCGAGACGGACGCCATGAAGCGGGCGCTGATGACGTTCGGCAATCCGTTCGGCCTCGCCCTGTATGACAAGACACAAGAGAACGTGGAATCCGTGCCGGTGAGCGGCAGGATCGCCGCCCCTGTGAAAGACCGCACATCGAACGCAGGGGCGGCGCCTTCATCTTCCGGCAATGACGACGCGCTGACCAAGGCCACGATCTTCGCGGCGAAGCAGTGCGCCAGCGTTGACGATCTGCGCCTTTGGTGGGGCGAGCAAATCCCGACGCTCAAGCGCAACATGTCGCCGGATGGCTTTGACAAGCTCAAGGCGTCAATCGCGGCCATTGCCGAGAATATGGCGTCGCCGTTCCAAGAGGCTGCGGAATGAGCGACGCGCCCGCCGCCATCACCGCGCAGCTTGTGGACGTTCGCAACGTCGCCGCCCATAAGAGTGTGCGCCTGGAGCTTCATGTCCCCGCCGAACAGGCCGGGCTTGTCATGGCCGCGTTCGGCTGGCCGACGATGGCCGATCCTGTGCCGGTCGCTCTAGCGAGGCTCCACAGCCCCGCAGAGCCCATCGCCAAGCCAGAGGCCCCGAAAGAGCGACGACCGTTCAGCGAGCTTCCGTATAGCCAGCAAGCGGCGATGCGCTGTGGTGAGAGAGAGTTTGCCCGGTTTTTGGCGGAGAAGTTTACGGTGGATAGCGTCGTTGCTGGCGGCAATAAAAGCTTGCCGGAGTTCAGCTCAGACGCAGTCCGACAAATCTGCCGCGTCAAATCACGATCCGAGCTTGAGCGCGGCACAGCCGCAGGAGACAAGTGGGAAGCCCTCGAAGCCGAATACTGGGCATGGCAGAGGGGCGCGCGATGAAAACGCTGGACGATATTGTCGCTTCGATCAAGGCGCGTGACTTCGTTGCTTGCCCCCACTGCGGCAAGGCTGCCGACATGACCGATAGTGACCGCTATCAGGGGCACGTCACCTATTGGGGCGAAGACGAGGCGCAGCCCATCACTTGCTACGGCTGCGATACCGACTTCTACCTTAAGGAATACGTCACGCGCCATTGGGTTGCCGGGCGCACGCCTGACGAGGCGGAAGAGATATGAGGCGCCCCCGTTCCACCACAGCCCGCCTTGCCATATGGCGCAAATACGGCGGCGTCTGCCAGATGTGCAGACAGCCGACAGACGAGCGCGGCTTCGACCTGGACCATCACATCCCGCTGGAAATCGGCGGGGATGACACCGACGACAATCTCCGCCCCCTTTGCCGGCCATGCCATCGCCTTAAAACAAAAGGCGACGCGGCAGACATCGCCAAGGCCAAGCGGCGTGAAGCTGATGCGGTCGGAGCTACCGCGCGCAAGCCGTGGCCTAAGCGCCCGAAGACGCCAGCGGAGCCCCAGCGTCGAGCCTCATCGCCCTTATCAAAACAATTGCCGGTTAGGCGTTGGACCTAGTCTTTTTATATGTGGCATCCGCGAGTTTCCCCCAAGAGCCTTCGAACTACAGGAGATATCATAATGGGTAGCAGCATGGATTTCGAGCGTCCGTGGGAGCGCGCCGAGCGTGACGATATTGCCAACAAGGCTGGCATCAAGAGACTCAAGGAGGCAATGAAGGCCAAGCTACTTGCAAGCCGCCACAAAGGGCGTAGCGGATGGCAGAACAAAGAAGACTGCTCACAAGAACATTTGAGCAGGCTCCTGCGAGAACACGTCGAAAAAGGAGACCCTGTCGATGTCGCCAACTTCTGCATGATGCTCCATGCGCGCGGCGAGCGCATCCTCCCATGCCTTGAAGGTTCTGGCCGGAGTCTCGCGGATGCCAACTCAAATCATTCAGGAGAAACCCCATGACCATTGACCCTATCAGCGACGAACGGCTTGCCGAGATAAGGGCGGGGCTGGAGGGCGTGACGCCGGGGCCTTGGCGAGTGTGCGAAACCCACGAGGGCGAAATCATTGGCCGACCTTCGTGGCCATGTCGCCGCCACGGCGTCAACGGCGAATGGCGCGTTGCTATTGCTGACGAGTTGGACGGAGCCGCGTTTGAGCAAGACGCCAATGCCGCCCACATTGCCCGCCTAGACCCTCAGACAGTCGCCGCTCTTCTCTCCCGGCTCGATAAGGCAGAGGCGGGATGGCGCCGTGACGTTGGCATTCTCCTCGCCAACATTCGGCAGATTGAAGATGCGACAGGCGAAGGGCCGGAAGGCGAAGACGCGCAGATCCTTGACCAGATCGAGCGCGAATACGAAGCCCTCCCCCCTCCCCCCTCGGAATCCTGACATGCCGCGCACCGCCGCCAGGATCACGCAAGCCGACATCGCCCGCACTGTGCGCGCGGTAGCACAAGCGCGCGTGCGGGCGGTGGTTGAGGTCGCGCCGGACGGAACCATCCGCGTCCTGATGGGCGACGACGCCCAACGCCCTGCGCCGATCAAGGTTGAGCCGGAAGAGGAGATCGTGCTGTGATGGAGCCCATGCCCCGTCCTCGCTATCCTTACACTCACAGAGAAACCAGCCGGCACGGAAAGCCAGTCTGGTACTTCCGACGCGGCAAGGGCAAGCGCATTCGCCTGCCGGGCGATTACGGCAGCGAGTCGTTCAAGGCGGCTTATGAGGCGGCGCTGACGGGCGAGCCTATCGCCAAGCCTGCCGGAAGCAGCGCGGGCACCTTGCGATGGCTATGGGACCGCTACAGGGACAGCCAGGCATGGTCTGACCTATCCGTCGCAACCCGCCGCCAGCGCGAAAACATCATGAAGCATGTCCTCGAAAACTCAGGCGACAAGGCGCTGTCTCTGGTGACGAGGAAGGCCATCATCGCGGGGCTCGACAGGCGCAAGAAGACGCCAGCCATGGCTAGGCATTTTCTGGAAACCATGCGCGGCCTGTTTATGTGGGGCGTCTATTCAGATCACGCGAAAGCCGACCCGACGTTTGGGATTAAAGCGTCCAAGCCGGCGACAGACGGCCACCACACATGGACGGATGAGGAGTGCGACAGGTTCGAAGCCCGGTGGCCGATAGGAACGCGAGAGCGCCTTGCCTTTGACATCCTGCTTTATACGGGCTTTCGGAGAGGCGACGCCGCGCGCTTTGGCCGCCAGAACGTTCGCAATGGCCTGATCCACATCACGACCGAAAAGAGCAAGGGCAAGGTAACGGTCATCCTGCCGCTGCTCCAGCCGCTCGCGGATTCAATCAATGCCACGCGCACCGGGGATCTGGCTTTCATCGCCAAGGCTGACGGTGCCGGTATGAGCAAGGAAGGATTTGGCAACTGGTTCGCGGAGGCGTGCGTTGCCGCTGGCGTGCCAGGAAGGGCGCACGGTCTCAGGAAGGCAGGCGCGACCAGAGCGGCGAATCGCGGCGCATCCGATGCCCAGCTTGACGCCATCTTCGGCTGGAGCGGGCGCGGCATGGCTGCGCTCTACACGAAGAAAGCTAACCGGCAGAAGCTGGCCGAGGAGGCCGCATCGTTCCTGATGCCGGAACCGAAACCGAACACCTATTCCCGCACTTTGTTATCAGGTGCGGGGATGGGCTCGAAAACCGATGGAGATTCAACCCCTTAGGAAAGGGGTGGTGGGGGAAGCAGGAGAGCCATATTTGGGCGTTTGCAATGGCTTGCCGATGGGTGCGGGCGTTTCGATCGCATTTGGCGCTAAACGCTTTTTTGGCGCGTGCCCCGCACCTCCCCGCCCCTACTTCCCGCGCTCTCTGCGGCGGGTCGCGTCTTCAATAGCTTTCCGAACGAAGGCGGCAACGGTGCCGTCAGCAACAGCCTTCGCGCGGTTGAGCAGCGTTGTCGGGAGCCGGATCACGATGGTGCTGTGAGGCTCCTTGTCCGTGACCTTGGGCCTGCCGCGCTTGGGCTTTTCGGGGTCTGTCGTCATTTTTCTCGCTAGCAATCAATTGACCTGCCGGCAGATTATATGCTATCAATGAAATACGCAAGAGAGGCATGGAACATGAGCAAGCGTTGGACAGAAGATGAGGACCGTTTCATCCATTCCTGCTTTGAGGCTGTGGGCGACTATATCGGCCCGCATGACCTTGGCCGTCCGGCTGGCGCCGCCGCAAAGCGAGCGGCCTTCTTGAAGCAGTCAGGGGCTTGGGACGCCCTTGATCGCAGGGTGCGTGCAGAGCGCGACTACCGAAAGGCTGTCGGCGCAAGGCTTCTGGACGACGACGCCGATTATCCGGAAGGGAGCCATCTGGCGGCTCTCCGAACCGCTCGGGCTTACGTCGCTGACGCCGCCGCCGACCAAGAGCAGAAGGCAGAATCCTTCCGAGGCTACACGCGGCTTTACGAGAAAGAAATGGCGCGGCTTGTTCCGATCCGCGCCGACCTTGCCGCTATCGACGCCGTGTTGCCCTCGTCTTCGTCGGAGGGCGAGCAATGAACGGGCGGGCGTCACAGGCTGACATGCGGACGGCCCCGCGCGATGGGAGACTGATATGGCTTTTCTCAAAGGACGAATGGAGTGGTCCGCGCGCGGGATACTGGTTTCGTTCGTCTGGCGCTAGCTGGTGGCGCGCGTTGACTGGCGAATGGATTAATGGCGCGACGAGCTGGTCTGACAGTCCGCTCCCCTCCCCCACCCCAGAAGGATGAAAGGCTCCTGAACCTAGCGGATGCCACAAATAATCCACACCCCAGAAGGATGAAGCCATGAGCGAGACGAAGCTGACGGAGGCGCAGCGGGAGCAATTGACGAAGCTCAGGGATCTCAGAATGCCCGCCAGTATGTCCAAGTGCGGATGGCCGGGGTTCCCAGAGCGCTACGTGGACTTGCGAACGATGCCGGCTCTTTTGAACCAAGGGCTTGTCGAGTGCGGGCAGCACGTAGCGCCTAGCCCATCATCGTCAACCGGAATGATCCGAGGCGTGTGGTGGCGCATTACCCCCGCCGGTCGCGCCGCCCTCTCGGAAGGGGAACGGTGATGGGGGCGTTCGGAGCAGTCCAGATTGTCGAGAGCGCTCACATGACGGAGGCGTTTGAGGATTGGTCGCGCGTGCGATCTCCGGCGCGAGCGTCGCGGCGCCTGAAGCGGGGCTTCCGGCAGAATATCACGTACGGGCGCAAGCCCTGCGCCAAGCAGATCAACGGCGTGATTTACGCGCACCCCGAGATCGTCAGGCAGTTGCGCGCCTCCATCCCTCTGCCCAAGGAGCCCACATGACCATCCTCGAAGACCTCAAGACCGGGCGGCTGGTGGTCGCGCCGAGGGAGGCACTAGCCGACCTCTGCAACGCAGTGATGGCGGACATTTCAGAGGCAAAACGCCGTCTCGACGCCGACACCCCGAAAGACGCGCCAGTGCATCCTGTGTCCGCCTTCTTGACCGGCACGGCCCTGCACATAGGCAAAGCTCGCGCCACCACCGACCACACCGCAGGGCTTATTGCCCTGGTCGAGGGGATGGAGGCGACATCTCAGGGCTTGGCCCGCGATGCGGAGTTCAATGGCGGCGCCGCTGATAGCTGGAAAGCCGAAGCCGAAAAGCAGAAAGAGCGGGCGGAGAAGTTCATGTGGCAGGTGCGCGACACTTGCACGCGCGCCGAAGCCGCCGAAGCCCGCGCCCTCGCCGCCGAGGCAGAGCGGGATGCGCTCAGGGAGGCGCTGGCGCCGTTCGGGAGCGGTGCGGTTGTCTTCTACGAGAACGAGCCGGACGACTGCGTTTTGTCCCTCGGGCGATGGAAATACCAAGAGGACGGACGCGCCCGCTTCTATGCCGATGTGCAATTCACAGTGGCCGACTTCCGCCGCGCCCGCCAAGCCATCAAGGAGGCCAGCGAATGATTGACGAGGGGCTTGACGAGATCGTCAAAGCGGCTTGGCGCAAAGCCAGAGGGCCGCTTGTCGGCGCCAGCGACGGGCAGACCTACGTCGTACCGGCGCTGACCAATGACCTGATGCGCGACATCTGCCGCGCCGCCATCACCGCCTACCTATCCGCCAGCGCGGAGCCGGTGGCGTGGCGGCACAAAAAGCGCGGCGGGCTTTATGAAATCGTCGGCGAGGCGCAGGTGCAGACCAACCACCCGCTAGAGGACTATGAGCTTGTGGTAGTCTACCGCTCGCTCAATACGCCCGACATTGACGACCCGAAGTCTCCGATGAAGGGCGAGCTATGGGCGAGACCGAAGGCCGAATTTTACGATGGCCGCTTTGAGGAGGCCCCCAATGTCTGACATCACGGAGGAGGAGATCGCGAGGGCTGTTCCTTGGCCGATAGGCTGGGATGGGAAGCCGAAGCCGTTTACGAAGCTGACGCATGCCGAGCGCCGCCGTCTCATGGCGGCCAAGCGCGTTTCGATCCCAGCCGCCGCCATCCGCAAGGGCTAGACTAGCCCGCTACCAGAGGAAGGGAATGGGGATGAGGATCAGGTGCCAGCTTTGCAATAAGATGGTGCGCGACAAGCCCCTAATCGGCACGACGCACTTCTGCCTTAGCCCTGTGGATCGCGTCCACCGCCGTTGGCACCTCCGACAGGGCCGGTGGATGATTGAACAGCAACGGCAGATGATGGCCGTGCCGGCTGATGAACGGGGCCTTGGCTATCTTGCACGGTTGCCCGCCCCTACTCCCTCACGATCTCCTGAGCAGCCTGAGTAAGGCGCGCGATCTCCCGCTCAACGTACCAGCGCGCTTTCTGCAAGTCCTGGGTCGGGTCGGAATCCTTCAGCCCAGCCCGCCATATGTACTTCATCGCGTTGCCTAGGTTGAAGTTCATGTGCTCTGTGATCGTGATGCACTCAACGCCAGAGGGGTGGGCTCGGTAGTGATCGGGGTGGTTGACGGGATCGGGCATTCGCACATCCAAATCATGACGAGACTGTAGGCCATGTGGTGACAGGGACGGTCCTCTATCTGGACCATCCACCCTAGCGACAGGTGCGCTTCGACCTCATCGAGGCGCACGTATTTTACTATGCAATCCATACAGATGCGAGTTAGTATGCGGCTTGATTCAACGGAGTTGGAACCATGTCGCTCCCTCGCCAAGTTAAAGATGCAACTGGGCTCCGGTTTGGGCGCCTGACCGTCTCAGGGTTTGTAGATACTGTCCGCACGCCGGGCGGCGCGAGCGCTAGGTGGCTTTGCGTTTGCGACTGTGGGAACACAACCACGGTGCATGGTTCGCTACTCAGGAACGGTAACACAAAAAGCTGTGGCTGTTTGGCACGAGACGCCGTGACCCGGCGGAACGCCAAGCATGGCTTGACGCGGACGCCCGAGTACACGGCATGGGTCAACATGATTGGTCGTTGTTACAAGCCGAAAAGCTCAAACTACAAGCACTACGGCGGGCGTGGCATCACCGTTTGCGATAGATGGCGGTTTGGCGAAGGCGGCAAAAGCGGCGTTGAGTGCTTCCTGTCTGATATGGGTAAGAAGCCTCACCCGAAATGGTCGCTTGACCGATACCCGGATCAGGATGGCCCGTACTCTCCCGACAATTGCCGGTGGGCGTCGCAAGCCGACCAAATCCGCAATAGCACCTGCGTCACGCCGGTAGAGACCAGCAGCGGGACAATGTGCATAATCGACGCGGCGGCGGCAAGCGGCCAGCCTTACGGTCGGCTTCGATCCCGGCTTCGCTATGGCTGGGATCAGGAGACGGCGTTGGCGCGCCCCTTGGTTGAGCCGAACAGATACCCCTATAAGGGCGAGATGCTAACCATCGGGGAGGCTGCGAAACGGTCAACCATAGGCATCAGTGGGATAACAAGGCGGCTCAGAATGGGCTGGGATTTTGAGGCGGCGGTTGATACGCCTCCGCAGAAGACCGGACCTAAGCCGCGCGCTTCACAAGGAAGTTAAGCCAGTCCACGCCTTCCTCAATCGACGGGGCAACCCACACTCTGCCCCGTTCCGTCTCAGGCTTGGCCGGGTTGATGATGACCAGCGCAGACGGGTGCATGGGCTTGGGTCTGAACTGGCCGGTGACAGCGTATGTGTCCGCTCGCTTGTAGCCAGACAGGCGCAAAAGCTGCGTCACGAAGCCGTCAGCGTTGATCAGCCCGCCATCCTCGCCAAGATGCAGATGGCCAGCGACAAGCAGATGATCGCGGAAGCCCGTCGTCACCTCGCGCTTCAGCCCGTGCATGTCGTTCCAGATCGACTGGCCCTTGAAGTTGTGGCGGGCATGGACGCGGGTTTGCGCCCCGCATGGATGATGCAGGGCGAGCCGGAGGGCATCGGCCTCGTAAATCCCGACGCGGGCTTTTGTGATCCATTTGAGAGGATCGTTGCGCCCGTTCCATGCGTCGTGATTTCCGCCAACAAGGCCCAACCAATTGACGCCAGGGTAGGAGAACATCCATTCGGCCAAACGCCACCCATCGGTAGCTTTGACGGAAGATGAAGCATACAGCCGTTCTAATCGGCCAACCCACGAATCCGTAACGTCCCCGATATTAACGGCCATGATGCGGGGCTGCTTGGCGATGGTGGCCAGATCGGCCTCGATGCGCTGGAAATCGCAGCCGTCATTGTCAAGATGGGGGTCGCCCATGCACCAGATCCCGACAGGGCCGGGCATGGTGAGCTTGACGGGGATCAGGCTGCGCGCCTCGTGCGCTTCAATCGTGCGCTGGCCGATCTCGCGCTTGCGGGCAATGAGCGCGTCAAGCGGTTCGTCCCGACTGGGCAGCGGGGCGATGTGGTAAGGTCTCTCCGGCTCATCGGCGCCGAAGAACTTGGGCGCCCTGCGGATGCGATGCTGGAAAGCCGAGCGGGATAAATCAAGCGCCTCTGCGGCCTCGACTTGGTTGCCATACTTCGCGAGAGCGTCAACAGCCGCTTGACACATCTCGCGCGTCAGCTTGGGAGGCGACATCAGCCAGCCCTCTTGAATAGCTGGCCGACGAGATGCCACCGATCTTGCATGTAGAACATGAAGCCGACGATGCCGGCTGATGCCCACAAAATGCGCTTGCCGAGCCAGCCAAGGGCGCCTGCCGTGCTGATGGCCTTCTGGCCTAGCTCGACAGTCGGCGCCATGGAATCCACTTTGGCCGATAGCGCCTTGATCTTTTCGTCTTGGGCTTCGGTCAGGCGGATGATAAGATCGAGTTTCGCGTCTTGGCCTTTCAGATGGTCTTCCACGCGATCGATCCGGTCAGACATAGCAACGGCGGCCATCGTCAGGTGCCCTTGATCGGGCGGGTGGTGGTGATGCGACCATAGATCGACACAACCATCCCGATGCCGCTGGACACGGCCACAAGGCCCGTCACAAGCGTCTGTGCATCCTCAGGGGATAGGGCATAGCCGAGCAGGCCGAGAACCGGCGCAAGGCCCGCCACAAGGGCGCCCCAGATGGCGTGGGACTGATACCAGGCGACAGGGGTTGAGAGCTTGGCGACTTCGGGCTGGGCAAGCACGCGCTCGATGACCTGAGCGGCGATGGCGTCAGCGTCGAGCGTCACGGGCGGGGCGATGGGCGGGGCCATCGGGGAAGCGTCCTGCGCCTTGGCGATGGTCTTGACGACATCGCGGGCAACGGGCGGAATGACCTGTTCGATAGCGCCGTTGACGGCCCCGGCGATGATGGCTGCAAGGTTGATCACTTCGGGCTCCTACGGAACAGGTTGGCGAGGAAGGATGCGAACTGCGCCCATGGGCCGGGCTCACTGGCGGGGGCTTGAAACGTCCCGTCATTGCGGGTGGGTTCGTTCTTGACCGGAGCGGGCGGCTCAGCTTTGGAAGTCGCCGCAAGCTGTCGATCTTGCGCGGATTTTTCTTTTTGATCGGGTTTTGATTTGCCATAGCCGGCTTCGACAAGCGCCGCCTGGAACTCCTTGGCGTAGGTCGCAATCAGCGACGCCTTGTCTGTCCCGTTGATGATGCGCCGCGCGTTGACGTAATCGGGCGGGCTCTTGGCGAGATAGTCGCGATTTGCCTTGCCGGTGTAGGCGCCCGTGGACATGCCCCAGACCAGCACCTTTGCGGCGATGCCGGGCTCTTCGACCGTCTGCGGCTCTTTCAGCAGATCGAGGCCAAGCGCCTTGCCCGCCTTGACGTAGTTCGCGCGGCCCGTAAGTTGCACATAACCGCGCCCGGCAAACTTGGCGCCGTCGCCAGCCTGCACGTTGCCAAGCTCGGCTGCCTTGATAGGGCGCGAGCCGTGCTTGTCGTACATGCGCTTGAAATAGTCTTCCCCGCCAAGCTCCTTCATATGCTTCCACTGCGCCGTCTCATGGTGCGCGGTAGCCAGAGCGTAGGCTGCATACGACAGCGGCCAGTCAGCCGCGATAATGGTGTCTAGCAGCACCTCCATCCGGTAGATTTGCTGCGGAGTAACGGAGCCGTTGAACAGCTCGCGACGGATCGCCGCGAAGAACTTCGCCTTGTCCATGGATCACCTCAGCCTGTCGGAGAAGGAACAGCGAGACAGCGCGCATTGGTGGCCGGGCCGGTTTTCCAGCCCCCGCCGTCCCAATCGCACTGGCAAATGTGGAAGGCGCCATCAGGCGACCATGCCGAGCGCTCGATGACCTGACCCGAGGCGACGACGCGAAACTTCGTCAGCGTGTCGTCAAGCGCCTCGATCTCGCTCGGCTTGGCCCTCCGGCAGCAACCGTTGGTCCAGCAGCACGTCGGCGGGAGAAACGAGCCGTAGAACGCTCGATAGGCAGGAGTACCGGGCGCCTGGTCATCGGCGCGTGTCTCCGGCGCCCCCGCAGCGAGTGCGAGGGCGAGGCTCAACCAGACGAGTTTCATGGGGATGCCCCTAACAGGTGATGCCGATGTTGGCGCCGCAGGACCGCGCGCCCGTTCCAGACACGGCCAACGCGGAAAAGGCGTAGCTCCCCGAAATCGACAGGGGCGCGTAATTGATCAGCGTGGGGGAGCCGAACTCGGCGCCGCGAAACATGGTCGCGCGGGCCGAGTAGATCACGACGGGCGCGGCGAAGACGGAACCGGAAAAGTCTGTTACGGCTTGGTTGCTGTTCCCGTCGTAGATAAAAACGGAATAGTCATAGTTGCCGGAGAAATCGCAGGCGACGAAATGGTTCTCCTGCACGCCGTTGTTGGCCGGGTTCGACCAACTGTTTTGGACGAAGGCGTATGTCTGGTGAAACCCGGCATAGTCGTTGAACTTGGTGCGGATGTACCAGTTTGCGCCCTGCGAGAAGACCGCCGAGCCCGCCCGCGCCGAGCCGCCGATAAATCCCCCGTCGAAGTAGCCATCAACGCCTTGGCTAAGGAGCCCATGCAGCCCGCCCCAAATTTGGAAGTCGCGGAAGACGACGGGAACGTTGTGGGTGACATGCACGCAGGAAGCTGTCGCCGTGGTGGACTGAGAGCAGGCGACCCGCAAATCCGATAGCCCGCCAAACGAGTTATAAGGCCCGGTGAAGCGCAGCGCTGTGATATCGGCATAGCCCATCGTAATGATGGCTGTGGCCGACTGGCCGGCGCCGACAAGCCGCTGGCCGCCCGGAATAACTAGCGTCTGCGACAGTTCATAGGCGCCGGACGAAAGCAGGATGCGCCCACCCGGAGCCGCATTGATGTGGCACTGAAGCGCGGCATGGTCGTCCAGCCCATCGTTCGGGATGGCGGCGGGGCATCCATTCGACGGGGCGGAGACATCCGCCGCGTGTTGGGCAAACGCGGGCGTATTGAGCAAAGCGCAAAGCGCCAGCCCAAGGGCGGCGTGTTTCATGTCGATCTCCGGCAATGTCAGGAGGGGGGCGCGGTGGGTTATGCGCCGCTTTCCAGAGCAGAAACGCGAGCGGTCAAGGCGTCAATCTTTGCCGACGCCTCCTTCAGAGCGGACGCCAGAAGTGCGACCATATGCGGGTAGTGCAGCGCGTCGGGTCGGCCTTCGTTGTCGTAACTGACAAACTCAACCAGCCCCGCAGCGTGAACTTCTTCTGCGATAAACCCTGCAAAGCGCCCCCCCTCGCCTGATTTTGACAGGTAAGTTACGGGGCGCAGATTCAACACTGCTTGCAGGCCGCGCGTGTAATCCTGAACGTCCGTTTTGTAGCGGAGAGACGACGTTGAACGCCTGATCTGGCCGCCAGCGTCAACGGCGACGTTAGCCGCCGTGCCGCTTGTTTGCGCGTAAACATTAGGGGAAAAGAGAACACCAGAACAGCTCAACGTAAGCGGGCCGCCGTTGGAGTTGATTAAAACAGACCGGGCGCCGGCCCCGCCGCTATTGCCCGATCCGTTCAATGAAATGGAGAAATCTGCGGCGTCGGAATCGTTGCCGATTGAAAAGCGGGTAATTGCCGAAGCGCCATTGGACAAATTGCGCGAGCTAAATTGCGTTGACGTGCCGTTCAGAGAGGCCGCGACTGCAACGCTTGTGCCGGTAATCGTCGTGGCAGTTACGGTAGAGGCGTTAACGGCTCCAATCGCCGTGCCCTCAATCGAACCGCCCGTGATCGCCACGGACGCTGCTGATTGCGTCGCTATCGTCCCAAGGGAAAGAGCATTTCTTGCCTGCGTCGCCGTCAGATCGACCGGAACGCCAGTGCCCGAGCCCGCCGCGCGCCCCTTAACCGTAGCCTCTGCCATGTTGGCAAGCTTGGCATTGGTCGTAGCGGCGTCAGCAATTTTCGCGGTCCCCACGCTTCCATCATTGATGACGCGAGCGGACCATTTGTTCACGCCGTTGGAGCGCAACTCGACGCCCGAGTAAGCCGCATTCAGGACGAAGCTGGCCGCCCCGTTGATGGTGTCGGCGGCGTTGGCGTTGATCGTCAGCGTGTTCGTGCTGGTGATGCCCCCAATGGCGTCCTGAACGACAATGCGCGTGCCTGCGGGATAGGTGGACGCGACAGGCAGCGACCAGATGCGCGCCGCCGTCAGCGCGGTCGTCAGTTCCACATAGCGGTCAGTCGAGAGGAAGGTGTAGATCGCATCGCCGCGCCCGGTATAGGTGTCGCCGGTCGTGGTCGTCGGGAGGTTGTCGAGTGTGGTCGTCTCCCAAGTGTCCGTCCCTTCGTTGTAGACGAACAGGCGATAAAGCGACGGATCGGGGATCGAAACGACGGGATCAAGCTCATCGAGATCAAGCCCGGTCGTCAGCACGCCGCCGGCAATGACTTGCGAGATGCCGGGGCCTGACACGACACGGGCCGGAATGCGGACGTTTGCCCGAACGCGAATGCGGGGGCCGGAGTAGGGGGAAAGCGCCATCAGAAGGACTCCAGAACGGCGACAGTGCCGAGAAAAACGTCGTCGGTGTCGCCGGCCCGCTCAAAGCGAACGACGGCGGCATAGGTTCCTGCGGTAAGCGCCTGCATCTGCGACGCCTCAAAGCGCCAATCGACAAGGCCCGTGCCGGGAATGGTGAGTTCGCCCGTGGTGGTCGATCCGGTCAGGACGACGCTGCCGCCAGGATCGCGCGCAACCTTCATCGTGATCGCGATTCCGGTCAGGTCCATCAGGTCGTCAGTTTCAGTGTCGATGACCTCGAAACCGTTGATCCATGTGGCGCGATTGGAAATCTGGCCGAGGCTTCCGTTAAGCATGGCTGTCCTCAGAGCTTGATGTAGAAAGTGACGAGCAGGGAGTTTTGGACGTTGGCATGAGCGCCACCGCCGCCTGTCGCCGTGGTCGTGACGGTGTGCGCGTGCGAGCCGCTGTTCTGCGTCGCAACAAAATGGGTGTGCGCGCCGTTGGTGAACGTCGCGATGGAGTGCGTATGCGTGCCGACGCCATCGGTGGAGATGGTGGCCGCGCCAGCCGCCACCGCGCCGATGACCGTGCCGCCCGCGCCAAACCCTTGCAGCGGGACGTTCTGGATCGTGTGCGCGTGCGCGCCGTCAGCCGAAGTAATGCCGCCGTGCGAGTGGTCGCCCTGGCTGTCGGTCGATCCGATATGACTATGCAGGCCGGTGGTGTCGGTCGATCCCGTGTGGGTGTGCGAGGGGATTTCCGTCGTGGCGAGCGTATGTGTCGCATCGCCAACCTTGCTCCCGACCGTCGAAGAATTGCCCGTGGTGAAGGTGAGCGCGCTGAACAGGTTCGTTGCTGAGTTGCCCATGCCATCGGAGCCGATCAGGGCGCACAGGCGAGCATCCGGCAGGGTGATGGTCTTGTTCGCAAGCCAGTCAGCCGCAGCGCTCGCGCCACGCCCGCCCGACACCGAAAACAGGGCGTTGCCCCAAAGCAGCGTGAACAAGTCAACGCAGTCGTCAGCCGCCCGCTCTGTCGCGCCAGATGCCGCCGAACCGATGGTGCGCGCATTGGCCCGGACCCAGCCGGCGCGCGTGCCAGAGGCAATCGAGGGCTGAATGTCGCCGGTCGCGTGCGAGGTCGAGCCGCCCCCGCCGCCACCTCCACTGACAACGGTAGCGTCGCCGGGCAAGTAGTCCATATCCTCGATGACCGTCCCGCCTGCGGTCGTGATGACCGCGCGGTAGTCGCCGCCCTGCCCCCAGATCGGCGGGAAGCGGGCGTTGGCATTCGAGAGGATGGCGTTGGGGTTGTACGGCGTGTTCAACTGCCCGTCCGCGTACATGGTGCGAACGGAATTGGTGCCGGCGTCATAGAACCGCACGCGCGCACCGACGAGGAACTCCCCCTGATACCGGACGATGTAGTTCGACACGGCGCTTGCAAAAAATGCCATGCGGCGGCTCCAATACAAAAAACCCGCCGGGGAGGGCGGGCTTGGCTGAAAAAGCCGAGGATTTGGCTGACTTGAACGTAGCGTTTGACTGCGCCGGGGTTCAGAATCCCCGTATGAGAGAGCCGAAACACATGCCTTTAGCGTCGTGGGAGAATGACGTTGTTCTGGTCTGGGCTTTGGTCGGCGTCGTCGCGCTGGTCTGGCTTGGGTTTAAGCGATGGAAGCGCTAGACGGCGCGGGGAACTTGCGGCAGGGTTTGGGGATGCGGTATTTTTGGTATCTGGCGCAGGTTGCCTTCATCGTGTGGTTGACCCACGGCATAGCGACAACGCACCCAGCCAAGTCGCCGGGCGAAATCATCATTTCATTTGTGATTGCCGTCACACTCTGCGCGTTCTTAACCGCTTGCTTAACGCATCTGTGGGACTGGTGTGTCCGACGCCTGCGCGGCTTGAAGGGCCATCGAGGTGATCCGAGCAGCGATAGCTTGGGCCTGATTGGAGCCCGGCGCGGCGGCGGCAAGCCTGCGGAACAGCCCAAGCGCATTGGGATCAGTGAATAAGCGCGCGATCTGCTCTGTATTCTGACCGAGACGCCAATCCTCGTAAGCCTTGGTCAGCCTGCCGGGGATTTTGATGCCAGCGGTTGCGACTGCATTGACCGCTTCGCCAACGGCCCCGCCTTTTTGCAACTCGCTCTGGATAGCCTGATTGAACGCCGTCTGCGAGCCGATGCGCTGGCGCTGGCCAGTCGCCGCAATAACGTTCAGGAATTCGTCAAAGCCTTGCAAGACCTGAGGCCCGCCGACGCCCTGAATGGCGGCCGCTAGGTTTTCGGCTTGCTGCGTATTGCCGCGAACCGCCGCGACAAAGCCCGCGCCGCCAAATTGGTTTGCCCCGGCTTGCAAGTCGCGCGTCGCTTGATTGAAAACGCCTTCGACGTGAGCCCTCACAAGCTGTCGGGCCGCTGTGCCGTTGCGGCGCGCAAGAGCCCCAACCGCATCAATGATTTCGGGCGCCGAACCCGCCAACGGGGTGCGCGGGAACAGCACTTCGATTGCTTGCTGTGTTCCAATATCGCGGTTGGCTAGCTTCCCGATTGGCCCCGCCATCAGCGGCTCAAGATATTGCTGGCGCAGCGCCTCTTGCTGCGCGCGGGCCGCCTCATACGATCCAACCTGCGCCGGGGTTGTAGCAGTTGCAGCGCGCGAGCCAGTGACTTGTTCGGCAGCCGCGATGGGACCAGTGCGAGCGTCGCGATAGGCAGCCGCCGCCGTGTTGCCGGAATTGGCCTGCCCTGGAATGGCGAGATTGTCCGCCGTCTCCCGCATTCGCCGCTGGACCATATCAATAACGCCAACGGAATCGTCAGGCAGGTTCGCAATCATCCGATTGAGCGCCGGATTGTTGCGGACCTCGGTGAAGACTTGAGCGTAAAGCGGATCGGCCATAAGGCCCTGCTGAACCTGAGCACCGACGCGCTGCGCTTCTGCCGCTTGATAAGCCGGGCGCGTCGCACGGTTGATGATACCCGTTGCTTCTTGCACCGTGTCATCAGCCGCCCGCCCAATGGCGGGGCCAAGCGTTGACGGCCTCTGCGACTGCGGCGCGATTGTATCAAACGCCTGCCGGCCTGCCGCTTCGATCTGGCCGGGCCGCTGGGCCATAAACGGGGCCATAACGGCCTGCCCGCCCTGCGACCCTTCCACGACGCGCTGCAAGCCCGTGAGGCCCGTTGCGGCGCCGCCCGTGACTTGCGCCACGGCTTCCGGCCATGTCAGCGCTACGCCACGCTGCTGGGCTTGGTTCATAAGCTGGCCAGCCGCCACAACGGTCGCGTCGTCAACGCCGCCCATGGCGCCCGCCACCGCTGCTTGAGCAGTCGCGGGACGGGAAGCGACAGCACCCAAAACGCCAGCGCCGACGCCTGCGACAGCCCGCGCGTAAGGCTCGATTGCAGTCCCCTTGGCGGCCTGCCCGGCAGTCTCCGACGCAATGGTCGGGGCAAGCCAGCCGCCGACAACGCGCTGGGCCATCGTGCCGGGGAACAGCATTCCCGGCGCAAACTCGCCAGCGGTGCGGGCATATTCGCCGGCAAGTGTTTGCGGCTGATAATTGATGCCCGGCGCGACCTTGGCCACTTGAGCCGTCAGCGCCTCGCCTGAAATTGTATCTTCGGGACGCGGCAACGAAAACCCGCCATTGCGCGCCATTAAATCTTTTGTCGAAACCATCGGGGGCGCGCTGGGCGAGCCCGTTTTGGCGTAATTGACCGCCCGCCCAACCGTCTGGTTTTCGAGGAAGTCAGCGCCGCTACGCGCAAGGCCGGCCACCGTCCCCGGAAGACCGAGCAGGCCAAGCGTGCCGCGTCCCAAGCCAGAAGTGCCAGACTTGGCGACATCTTCCGCCACGCCGGGCTTGGCAGGCGTCGGGTCGTCGAACTGATCGAACGGGTTGGCTTCTTTTGGCCGGCGGTTCGGCGCGACCGTGACGACAAGCGGCCTGCCCTCGGATGGCGCGTCGAACTGGTCAAACGGGTTTGCCATTTATTCCCCCAGAATGCGCGCGGCAGAGCCGGGGCCGTATTTGGCATCGAAGGCGCTACGCAACGACGGATTGGCGCGCAGATGATCCACCGCCTTTGTCGGTGCCGGGGGCGGCGGGGGCGGCGCTGCGCCTAGTTTCTCAGCTTCTTTCACAAGGTCGGCAAAGCGATCCGCGCCGCCGATCTTGTCGGCAAATTCAAGCTCGAAATCGTCAAACGAGCCCTTCGGGTTTTCGCGCTTCCAAGTGCGCCAACCTTTCGCCTTCTCAATGTCCAGATCAGCCATGCGCCGGGCCGCCGTAATGAGCAGCTTGTTGGCGCGCGGATCGTTCGCTAGCGACGGCAGCGTTCCGGTCAGGAACTCGCGGTCGGTGTTCGAGAAGTTGTTGGCCGGGAAGCCGCCAGAGCCGATCATATCCACCAGCATGCGGCCAGAAATGGCGTTGAGGGCCTGAGCATCGCCCACGCGCTTCGGGTCCAGCCCAAGCGCTTCTAGGTAGGCGTCATCCACTCCGAGCGACTTGCCGAGCGCCGCAATCGTCATGCGGCTTGGAGACAGTTTTCCAGTCTCGACGTTCTTCATCAGAGCGTCAATCTGGCCGAGCCGCATCAACTGTTTGGAGGCAGATGCAGCGGCGGCCATGGTTTCGCTTGCGCGTGTGCCCGCCGCCTTGCCAATGGCTTTTGACTCTTCGGTTTCGCCCGCGCCGACATTAACGGTCGTCCCGCCCGGTGGCGTGTAAAGCTTGCCGTCTGGTCCAAGCTGATAAACGCGCTTATCGTCAGCCGGGATGCCCGCAGACGCGCGTTCCTCCGGCGAGACAAGATTGCGATAGCCGCCAGAGCTACGGCGTAGCTGTTCAAGCTCAAGCTGCGCCTTTTCAGCCTGCGCCTTCGTCAAGGCGCGCTTTTCGGGCGCGTTCTCGTCGGAGTATTTCTGCCGGGCGCGGTAAATTTCCAGCGCCGCCGCATGATACTGGCTTTGGCGCTTGTCGTTCAGCACCTCCAGCAATTCCCGCGTGCTAATGTCGGGCCGGGGATCGTTCGGGGGAAGCTGGTTCGGGCCGGGAATGGTGAAGTTGCCCTGAACCTCTGCGCCGCCCTGCGCGGGAACGTCAGACACGGGAGCGCCCGGCTGTGCGGGAGCCTGCGCCAACTGAACCGGAGCGGCAGGGGCGCCACCGCCACGCTTCGCAAGCTCCTGCTGCATGAGCGTGCGGAGGTTGTCGGGAACGCGGGGATTGTTGATGAACGCCTGCAAGGCAGGGGTGGGCGTGCTGGTGTAGAGCCCGTCCTGTGCGGGGGCGCCCTGCGGTGCCCGCGCGACCTGTGAAGGCTGCTGCGCCGGGGTGAACTGATCAGACGGCGGCGGGGCGCTGCCGAGCGCGAACTGCGGGCCGGCCTGCGCTGTCTGGCTCGGCTGCGCGCCGCCTTCAAACGCCGCGACCTCGCGGCCCCAGTTCGGGTTCAGAGCGCGCTGGAACACGTCTTCCGCGTAAGGCTGCTTGCCGTTCTCAACGCGGATTTTCGCCGCAATGAGCTTCTGGCGCACTTCCCAGTTGTTCATATCAAGCGGCTGATTGGGATCGACGCCCAACTCTTTCGCGACCTGAGCGACGTAGGCGCCCGTATTGTTTTCGGTCGGAGGCGCCCAACGGTTGACGATGCCGTTCACAGTGTTGAGGCCGCGCCCCGCATAGCTGGTCAGCAGCTTGTCAGCAGCCTGGATGCCCTGTTCCGGCGTGGCGTACTGCGCGAAGCGGCCATCCGAGCCTTGGAAGCCCTGAACCGTCGCGGCGAACCGCCCGCTTTCAATGTTGCCGGGGTTGTTATTGCGGAGGCCGCGCGGCTCGTTCCAGTTGCCCAACTGCGTCAAGCCGGAAGACTGAGCCTCAAGGGAGGCAACCGCATCCGGTGTTTCGGCCACCGCCACGCCAGCCGGGGACGCGCGGCCAGCGCCAGAGGTTGCCCCCAGCGACGTGACAGGCGCAACGCCCTGAACTGTCGGAGCGGTCGGCGTCGGGCGGTTGATGGCGAACGGGCTGTTCTTCGTCGCGGTTTCCGTCAGCAAGCGCTCGCGCGCCTTCTCGCCAAGCGCGAAGAAGTTGGCCGCCGCAGCGGTGTCGCCCTTCTGCAAGAGCGCCTGAGCGGCCTTGGCATAGCCTTCGGGCGTGCCGTCAAGGTTCTGGCCAAGGCTCGCAAGCTGCTGGCGCTGCTGGAAGCCCTGAATGGCCTTGTCGATGCCCGAAAAGTCGAGCGCCTTGTAGCCGGTGAATGCTGACATTTAAGCGGCCCTCGCGATCTTGCCAAACTCGCCATGGAATTTGGCCGACGCCGCCGCATAAGCGTTCGCGGCATCATTCTTTGATTTGAAGAACCCGAGATGGATGCGCTTGCCAGTAACGCGGATTTGGGCGTGCCACGCCTGCTGCGCGATGCTCCACGAAACGCCTTTAACGCCGCTTGAATTGTTCTTGTACAAGACGCGGTTGAACGCGTTCTGCTGCTGCGTCACAACGCGCAAGTTCTTAATCCGGTTATCTAACCGATCCCCGTTGATATGGTCGATCTGGCCGTTCGGCCACTCCCCGTAAACAATCAGCCATGCGAGCATATGTGCAGGCACGATCGTCCCAGAAATGCCTATTTTACGATATGATTCCGGGCAAACCGTTCCCGCTTCATCTCCAGCATTGCGGCGAGTGCTAGGGCGTTTCGCCCACAAAAAAAGCCCGCTATCGGGGCAATACGATAACTGGTCCAGCACTTGCGCGCGTACCAGAGAAAGGCGGCTGCGTTTCCCTGCCATTAGTAGAGCCCCCCGGTGCCGGAGTTGGACAGCGCGTTGAAGGTTCCGCCGCCGCCACCGCCCATCCCCGGAAGCCTAAACCCGCCACCGCCCATCATGCCCGTCGCGGCGTTGAACAAGGTCGTTCCAAGGTTGACCATCGTCTGCTGATTGGCATTCTTCGCCGCGTCCGATGCCTGCGCCTGCGACGTGATGTTCTGCGTCTGCGCGCCGGTCGTGAAGTTGCCCTGATTGGCAAGCGACTGGCCGAGGCCGGTGTAGATGTTGGCTTGGTTCTGCCCGGTCTGCATGGCGACGTTGCCGAGCGACGAGCCCATGCCGGAGAAGATGCCCGCTTCCTTGCTCGCGCGGTCGGTCGCCAGACCCGCAAGGCCCGTGCCCTCAGCGACGCCCATCTGGCCGAGCGTGTTGTATCCCTGCTGCTGCTGGCCGGCTGCCTGCAAGCCTTGCGTGCTCAGGTTGCCGAGGTTGCCGAAATACTGCTGCGCGGTCTGGTTGGCGAGGTTTCCGCCGATGCGCGCAACCGCGTCAATCTGGTTGCCGCCAAGGCCGCCGATGACGCTCGCCCGGCGAAGGGCCGCGTCGCTGGTCTGGTCCACAACGTCCTGAAAGCCGGTCGCATTGCGCCATGTGTTCAGCGCCGCAGCCTGAGCGCCCGAACCCGCCGCGCCGTTCAGGCCGAGAAAGTCGCTCTGAGCCGTGTTGGCCGCCTGCCCGCTCTGAACCCACGGGTTAAAGATGTCGATGCCCTGCTGCACGCTCTGCCGGCCCTGAGCAAAGCCGCCCGACAGATCGCCGCGCGCCTGATTGTAGCCGGTGCCGATAGCTCCAGCCGCCGCCGCGCCATAGTCGCGAATGGCATTGTTCGCCGTGGCCTGCCCCGTCCCCAGCGCGTTCAGCGAATAATCCGCCGCGTTCCTGAACCCCTGCGCGTTCGTCGCCTGGTTCTGGTTCAGGTAGTCGATATTCATCATGGTCGCTTGGCGCTGACCGCGTGCAGATGCCATGTTGCTATTCCTTTAGGGGATGGCCGCGCCCATGCGGGCGAGGTAGGCCATGACGCGGCTCAACCACTGGAGAAATTCAGGCGTCAGCTTGCCGTCTGGTCCGACTGCGGATTTCGTCGCGTCCCAGATCGGCGGGGGAAGCTCTGCGAAGGCCATCAGGCTGCCGCCCTGGCCATGGCTTCAGCCCGCCCGCCCCTGAGCGTCTTGTAGACAGGGGATGACGTGCTCAGGCGGAACCTCACGCCGTGATGCGTTGAAAGCCCGATGCGATTGACGCGGATTTGGTTGACGAAATCGCCCTGCCCGCCGAGCGAGCGGACGTTGACGCCGTTGGACCATGTGGCGCCGCCATCCATCGACCACTGCACGGTGACGGAGGGGTTCACCTCATCCTCAGAGCCGAGCGGGTTGCCCTGCCCGGTAGTGAAGTCGAAGAACGCCGACGACACCGCCGTTCGCGACGGAAACTGCTTGATCGGGCCGCTTTCCAGCAGCATCGCAATCACGCCGCCGTCTTCGTCATAGTCGGATTCGGCCAAGCGCTGGATCTTGCCGCCCGTGGTGTCGCCAAGCATCCAAGACCCGGCAAAATTGGCGCTCATCGTGCCGCGCCAGCGGTTCAGGCCGTAACTGGTGCGCTCATGCCAGAAGCCAGAGGCAAGGTTGAACTCCCATGTCCACGAATTGGACGAGAGCGAAAACACCGGCTGCCCGCCGACCACATGCACGCAAGCCTTGATCGTGCGCTTATCGACAACGGACGAAATCGCCCGCTCGACGTCCTTGGTTGAGACGACGGTGGGCGTGTAGCCATCGAGGCGACGAACTGTGCCGTCAGCCGCGACGAACACGAGAGCCCTATCCCAGCCGCTCTCATAGCCCGCCACAGCCCATTGACCGATCAGGCCAACCGGGAGCACCTGAGTGCGCTGCAAGGGGAAAGGCGTGGCGCCGACGTTCTCATAGAACTCAATCGAGTTGTCGCCCATCGCGAGCACTTCGCGACCGACGCGGATGACGCGATACAGGCCATCGGGGTTGGCTTGGCACTGCGTGAACGACAGCGGATCGACCGTGACGGCGTTGAGCCCGGTCGCCCAAATCTGGCCGGAACGGGTCGAGAAGATGATGTAGCCGTCCAGATCGGTGGCGCTGTTGGGCTGGGGCAGATCGCCATCGGCAAAGGACGTGACAGCCGCCGTGGTAACGTTGAAGGCGCCATTCTCCGAGACGACGATCAGGTCTGGCGTGGGGCTTGCATTGTTTCGGCCCCACGAAACGGGCTCGGCGCCTGACAGCGTGCCGGTGAGCGACGTGATCGCCCCGTTTTCCGTGACAGTGACCACATCGTCTTCGTAAGCCGCATACAGAAGCCCGCCCGTGACGATCATGCCGCGAGGGGTCGCAAGCGTCGTGTCGCAGAACGCCGTAAAGCCGGGAACCGCGCGCCATGTCGGAACGCCCGCGTCAACCTCGCAATAGCAGTTGAGAAGCCGCCCCTGCCCTTCGCCGGGCTGCTGCCCTGGTAGCGAGGATTTTGGGAACGGAACGTCAACGGTCGGCATCAGTAGTATTCCGCCGCCAGAGTTTCATAAGTCGGGCGCAGCGCGGTGATGCGGCGGATGATGTTCATGACGTTCTGCCGCGCCTCATCGGACGGCGCCGGCAGGCCGAAGTCAGACGCGATGTCCAAAGCCAGCAGCGCGGCCAAGCCGTTGAACAGTTCGTTGGGGATCTCCTCGGCGCTGGTGTCGCTGGTCAGCACCACATCGCAGACGCCAAGCGCGCTCAGTTCGTCAATCATCGGATTGAGAACGAGTTGGGCAACCGCGATGTCCTCAGCCGATGCGGTCTGGCCGGAGCCGACAACCATCGCCTTTGACAGCGCGCGCTCGCAAAGCTGCGTTTGGGTTTTCATCAGACCACCTTGCGCGGACGACCACGCTTGCGGGGGGCTTCGGACTGGGGCTCGTCGTCCTGCGTGGCCCAGCAGCGCACATACAGCGCGGCGGCCTCAACGGGCTCCTGACGAGCCTCCAGATGCGAATGACGCGCGCACCGCGCGGCCAGATCGTCTTCGACCTCGGTCCATTCGGTGCGGGTGAATGTCTTGCCGAACAATTCAATGCTGGCGGGGCCATGGCCACCGCAGCGGGGATCGCCAATGAAGCGAAAGTCAGCCATGTGGGCCTCATGAAAAAGGCGGGGCACGCAAGCGCCCCGCCCTGTTGATGTTGCGTCGCCCTGGGATCAGGGAACGACGTAGAAGACGACAACCGAGAGCGTGCCGGCAGCGAAGGTCGCAGCGGTGGCAACGCAGTTGACGGTGATAACCGTCTCCGCGCTGAACGCCTGCGGGCCGTCGGTGATCAGCTTGCCGCCGAAAGCGTAGTTGTAGCCGCCTTCCGGCTTGATGCCGGCGACGGTATCGGTGCCCTGAACGCCGAGATTGCCGAACCCGTCCGGGTCAGCCGCCTCAACGCCGTTGGCCGCCCAGCCGATGTCAAGGTCGAGCGTCTCGGCCGCGTTGGTGTCGAGGTCGTCCGAATAAATCCGGCCAGCGACGACGACAGCGCCCTTGGGAATGCGGCACATCTCATAGACATCGTTCGCAACCGGGTTGGCGGCGACTTCGATGGTGCCGTAAGCGGCGCAGAGAACCCCGGCGCCGGTAGCCTTGAAGACCGGGAACGTCGAAGCGGCCCGAGTGGCGGTGAAAGTTGCCATGATCGCTTCTCCTTACGAAGCCGTGGACGAGGCGAAGAAGCCGGTGACGATGCCGTGGTCCTTGGTGTCGTCGCGGTCGCCCGCGCCCGAACCGAAGACCATCTTGCCGATGCCGTAGATCGCGGAGGTTTCGACGCCGTACTTGTCGCCGTAGTCGAATTCTTCGGTCTTGGAACGCCAGCGACGGGCATACGCAACAGCGATGGCCTGAGCGCCGCAGAGGTAGGCAGGGACGACCGTGGTCGTGCCGGAATCGCCCAGCGCGGTCAGGGTGGAGTAATCATAAAGGTCGTAAGCCTCCTTGATGATCACGCCGTCCCAGAGGAGGTCGCCGCCCTTGAACAGGCGGTTGTTCTCCATCTCCAGCGACACTTCACGCTGCGCCTGAGTGATGGTCGTATCCGCCTTAAGGTCGCGGAACGCCAGCGGGTGAGCGTAGAGCATGAAGTAGTGGCGCCCGTTGGTCTCCGAACGGATCGGACGGATTTTCGGGTTGGCACGGGTCGTCGCCTGGAACTTCATGGCGCTGATGTTGGCCGCCGTCAGACGCTCCGCAGCGGTGCCCGAAGTCAGCGTGGCAAGGCCAGCCGAGAGGTCGGTGCCCGCCGTGTAGACGCTGTTGCCGAAGAACACACGGTCGGCATTGTCCACCAGCCAAGCGTCAAGCGTGGTCTGGTTTCCGGCGAGGCCAACCGCAGCAGCGGTCATCTCGATGCCGTTCATGTTGCCGAGCGCGCGGGTGATCAGGCGCTCAGTATCCTTCATCGCCCACTCTTTGAGGACGAACTTGCCGGCAGAGCGGAGGGAAAGGGCCGAATACTGCTCATCGATCTCCGCGACGCGAACCGCATTGCGGCGCTTGTCAACGGCCAGCTCGAACGAGCGGGTGGCCATGTCCTCTTCGTTGCCTTCCATGACGCCGCGACCGGTGACGGCATCCTGGGTGAGCTTGTTGACGAGCGCGAAGTTGACGCGGTCGCCCTTCTTCTTGGTCAGGTCTTCCTTGACCTGAATGATGGAGTTCTCGTTGGTCCCCATCTCACCGGCATAACGGTTTTCGGTGAGGTATTCGGTGAAGAACTGATCATCCCAAATCTCGGGAGTCAGATTGGCGTTTGCGCGAGTGTCAGCCATCGGAGGCTATTCCTTCTGAGGAAGGAAGACAGCCGGTCCCGCCCAAAGAAAAACCCCGCTCGATGGCGGGGTTGGTTAGCGGCGAGAACCTAGGATGTCTTCAAGTCGGGGAGGGCCGGAGTAGGCCGGGCCGCTGCGGGCGCCGACGTTCCGACCAGTTGCGAAGTTGCCGGGCATGACGGGCGCGGGGCGCGTGTCTGCGGCCTGCGGCGTGTTGCCCTGCTGAAGTTCGGCCATGACCTGAGCGCGGATTTCCTCGGCCAGCTTCGCCTTGTAGGCGGCTGGGTCGGAGCCGATTTCGGCCATGGTGGATGTGTGCTGATGCCACTGCACGGCGGCAGCGAAGGGGTTGGGAGCGTTCATGATCCGCTCGGCCATCACGGGATCAATCTGACCCGTCTGGCGTGCGCGGTCGAAAGCCTGTGCCGCTTCGTTGACCGTTTCCGGCTTGTGCTGGATTTCCGCCACCTGACGCGCCATGACCAACATCTGCTCGCGCAGGGGGTTGACCATTTCCATCGCCTGCGAACGAACGAAGGCGTTGGGATCGTCCCAGATTTCGGGAGCCGCTGCCGGTTCAGGCTGGGCCTGCTTCGGCACAACGGCGCTCATCATCTGAGCGAAACGCTGTTCCCACTGAGCGTTCTGCTGTTCGAGCTTCGACTGAAACTCGGCAACTTGCTCGGTGTATCGCTTGGCCTTCTGGCGTTCCGCCTGGAGCGCGGCGACGGGGACCATTCCCCGCTCGTCGGTCTGCGGTTCGTCATTGGAAGACGGCTCCGGGGCCTGCGCCTCGGTGGTCGTCTCAGGCGTTGCGGTGGGTGTCGTGGTGGTTTCGACGGGCGCAGTTTCGCGCTCGCCGGAAAGGATGCTTTCCAGAGTGGACATCAGATTTCCCGTTTACGTGTGGATCACGAAGCGCCCGGAGCCCGGCGACAGCAGCGATTTAGTGAGGCTCGCTAAACCTCTAGCGCCCGTTGAGCCCGGCGACGGCTATGGAAGGCTTGCGGCCTTCAATCTGGAATTAGGCGGGCAGTCGGTTCTGCATGGCCGCAATCTTGGCCTGATCATTGTTGGCCTGCTGCGCCATCTGCTGAGGCGCCAGCGCTGTCTCAACGCCGATCTGGTCGGCCTTGGCGTAGTTCAGGACAGCCGCGCTTTGCGCCTGTTCGGCACGGGCCATCGTCTCCATGTATTCCGCCTCGGTCGGGCCGGGGTCGATCTGCTGGCCCTGCGGCGCATCGGGCGTGAGAGCCTTCTGCGCCTGCGCCATCTTCAACTGTGCCGACGCCTGCTCATTGGCGACCTTGGCCTCGGCCATCGCCATCTCCAGCGCCTTCATCTGCTGCTGAAGCTGCGCGACTTCCGGCGGCGGCTGCTTGGCCTCGTCCATTGCCGCCATCACCTGTTCCTTGTTCTTCAGGTTCGGCATGGCGGCCACGATGGCGCGGAACGGAAGCTCGCCGTTGCCGTCCATCTTCTTCAACTCGACAAGGCTCTGAAACTGCTCCAACTGCGGCGTTAGCCCATCAGGCGCGTCGTCAATGATGATGTCGCAATCAAGCTCGGCCACACTGCCGACCATGCCCGCAATCTTCTCCTGCGCCGCAGGGTCTTGCATCGCCATCTGAGCGCGCATCGGATCGACGTTCAGGCCGAGCCATTTGATATTGCGCTCGTCGTCGGTAACGCGAACCCACTTCTCGCCGGTCCAATACTGCCGAATGCGAGCCCAGATCGCGCGGAACACGCGAATGTCCATGTCGCGCAGAGCGTCCAGCAGCGGCGCCACTTCCATCGCCCCGCCCTGCTGGCTTGCGATGATCGCCTTGCCCGACGCTGCCGACTTCTGAAGCGCGTTACCCTGGAGGGCGATGTTGCCCGCCATCATGTCAATTTCGCCCTTGGCCTCCTGCAAGAGGTTCAGATGGCCGGTGGCGAGGTCAACGCGGGTGTCGTCCCTGATCTTGTCGAAGAAGCCGGGGTTGACGACCTTGACCCCATCAGGCCGGGCCGTCTCACGGCGGAACTTCTCGATGTCATCGACCGCGCCCTGCTCCATCGTGACCTGAGACACGTTGAGCAGGTGAAGTGCCTTCGAGCGGCGCTTGTTGATCTCGTCCTGCGGCCCGATCATCTCGCGCACGATGCCATAGCGGTCGTTATCGCGGTTGACGTAGGCCGAGCCGAAGATCAGTTCGCAGTCGCTTTCGCCCTTGTCGGTCTGGTGCGGCGATGGCCCCTGACGAAGCACACCGCCCTTGGTGAACTCAGCGAAGTGCCATTCATCGCCCTTGCGGTGCCAGACCTGGCACACGCGAACGCGGCGACGCTTGCGATCAGCCCAGACCTTCCACCGGGGTTTGTCGTCAAAGGTGTCGGACACCGACGCATTGTTCAGCGTCTCGGTGAGGATGGATTCAGCGTTCGGGTTGTCTGCGTACTCGCGAACGGCCTCGTCACGGTCAAGCCAGCGCACCAACCCGACATAGCCGGCATCCGAGAAATCAGGCTCCGACGAATGCGGATCCCAGAACATCCGGTCCCACGGAATGCGGTCGATGGTGATCTCAAGCCCGTCGTAACTCTCCTTCACGCCGACGCGATAGCCGCCGGCGCCTTCGACCAGCAGATTGTCCCACACACGCGAGCGCTTATGATCAAATCGCTGATCGTCCGCGACATAGCGCAGGGCCTGTTCAACGCCGTTCGCGTCTTCCTCATGCTGGGGCGTGCGAGGCAGGGCGCGCGGATCGACGCGCTGCCCCATCTCATAGCCCTTAAGGAAATCGACCTTGCGCTTGATGCGGTTGATGACGATGGGCGGCTGCTTGCGCTTGTTCAGCGCGGCAATCTCTTCGGCCGTGAGCTGGATGTTATCGACGTAGTCGCGGTCACGCTCGGCAAGCTGGCGGGCTTCGTAGCTCGCGTCTTCCGAGCTTTCGAACATGTCCACGAACTCAGCCGCAGACGGCATCGCGTCGTTATCGGTGGGATCGACAACAAAAGACCCGGCAACGGGCCGGGCCTCCAGGACTGTCGCGATGGGGTTAGCCTGCATCGGAGTTTAAACCGTTTTCCATGCGCCGGCATCCTCTTCGTCGTCGCGGCGGTCGTAGCGGTCGCGGCGGGGCTTTTCGGTGGGACGCGGGTTCAAGCCGGCCTGCATTTTGTCCAGCAACTGACCGACAAGCCCGAGCGCATCCACTTGGTCGTCATGGACGCCAGCGGGGAACCTCAGGCACTCGGATATGAGATCGGCCTTCCACGGCGCGTCAGGGCTGATGTACAGCCCTTCCATCGCCATACGGCCTCGGATCGACTGTGCGCGAACTGACTTGTCGCCGCGCGTTGGGAACTGTTCGCGGACGCCGTAAGCCTTGCGCTCGCGTGCCCGCTTTTCGAGGAACGGCCCGACGCCTGACTTGATCTGCCCTTGCTCTTCAGCCCAAGCGATAGGCTTCCACTTCAAGACCAGATCGCAATAGGCTTCCACCCATTCGTCAGACGAAGCCTGCTTGCGCCAGAGGTCGAGCAGATGCATCCGGCCATCAGGGTCAACACCGACAACCACATGAACCGTGTAGTCACCGCCTTGCGATGTGACGGCGTAATCTGAGCCGCCATAGATACGCATCTGATCGCGCGGTGGCGGCGTCATGGTCTTGAACCATTCGGCGCGGAAATAGTCGCCTTCGTCTGGCGTCGGCTGCTGCTGGTACAGCGCGGACCAAAGCCGCGTATCCCGCTTTGCATCCGCCCGCATTTCAGGCGTGAACCACTCAGGCCACAGAGCCTCGCCAGGAACGCGTCCGAGCGGATCGTCAAGCCCTGCCTCCATCGGCAGTGACACAACCCGCCAGCGGGCGCCTTCCTCGGCCAGCAAGCGCCCGGCTAGATCGTCCTCATGCCATCGCGTCTGGATCAAGATGACCGCAGCGCTCGGCTTCAATCGCGTGCCGAGGTCGAACTTGTACCAATCCCACTGCTTGTCGCGGATGAGCTTGCTGTCTGCGTCCTCGCGCGAGCGAACCGGATCGTCAATGATGGCAAGGTCAGCGCGGCGCCCTGTGATCGAGCCGCCGACACCAGCCGCGTAATACTCGCCTTCCTCGTCAGTCTCCCAGCGGCCAGCGGCCTTGTTATCGCCCGACACGCCGAACCCGAGCAGCGACTGGTGGTCAGCCACCAGATTGCGGACCTTGCGGCCCCAGCGCTCGGCCAGTTCTGCCGTATGCGAGGCCGCGATGATCGAGCGATGCGCGCCTTGCGACAGATACCAAGGCGGGAACAGCACGCTTCCGTATGTGGACTTCGCGGAGCCTGGGGGCAGGAACAGCATAAGCCGATCCGTTTCGCCTCTTGCTACGCTCTCAAGTTCCTTGACGATCAGTTGGTGATGCCGGGCGGGCTCGTAGCCGCATTCCCTGCACCATTCAGTGAGTGACGCCCTTGCGCGTCGGCGGCGCAGCAACTCCTGCGCTGCCTGCGCTGGCGATAAGGGCAAGCTCATCGTCGGTCATGGCTTTCGGATCTGACTTGTGGGTGCTCTCGCGCTTCTCAACGCGGACACCAGCGAGGACGCCCTTTTCGCGGATGGCCGCGATGGCGGCTGCATACTGCCCTGCTGCAAGCGCCTTTTCGCGGACAGCCTCGGCTTCTTCGATGAGGCTTGCTGCCGTCACTTCGGCCTTAATCGCGCTGCGTTCCTGCAACTCGGCCACGCGAGCCTGCACCTTGTCATTCCTTGTCAGGCGTGACGCATTGGGCTCGCTGGGCTCGTATCCTGCGTTCTGGTAGGCTTCCGACTGGCTCTTGCCCTTTGCAAGCTCTTGGGCGAAGCGCTCATGGCGGGGGTTAGCGAGGGCGGGCATCGCGCTTGATGTTCTCTTCGATCAGTCGCGGCAGGCCGGACACAGTCTCGTCAAGGTACTCATGGTCAAGAACGTGCCAAAAGGCGATTGTCCGCTGGGGTCCAGCAAAAAACGAACAGGTCCGCCAAGCGCTAACAGCGCCATCGCCGCCTAGCGCAATACTGACCCCTGTCGCGCCCGCATCTTCCATGCGCTTGATCACATCGGCGCAGCTTATGGCCTGATCGCCGTTGATGAACGCGATTTCGGGGTCGGCCATTTTGCTGGTACGCAATTTTTCCTCAGTCATCCCGACACCGCCACGCCGCCCTTGAGGAAGCGCAGCACCTTCTCGGCCTCGCGCAGCACGTCATCAATTGTCGCGTCTGCGGGCTTGCGCTTGTCGGCTAGCATCATGGCCTGCATGCGAAGCTGTTCGTCAGGGGTCATGGGATGTGTCCTGAATACAAAAGCCCCGCCATGCCGGAGCAGAGGGCGGGGGCGCCCTTCAAGCGGCGCAAGCTAATCGACAAGGCCGGGCTCGATACCGGCTTGGCAGTTTTTATCAGGAATCTGGCCTAGGCTTTCGCCCCCGGCTTCAGACGGCGCTATGGCTACCTGACCGTCTACCCTTAGGCTCGCCGGCCACCCGGCTTCCTGCCTTGTCCTCTCAGCGTGTCCATCCACGCCGCTTGTCGAACTTGATGGCCCCACTTAACCGCCAGTGTCTAGAATGGCGGCAAGCACCTTGTGCTCAAGCGATGGCTTGGCGATGTAGACCTCTTGCGAGCACATCGTCAGTGGCCGGGGCCGACCTCAGAAACTCAATATCAGGGCTTCCACCTGATGCCCGTGTTGGCTGTCACGGTCTGGCGCGAACGCCGAAGCCTGATGCCGAAGCAGAGCAGGAACCCAAATCGTGTTGTTCCATTGCGTCGCAGTCAGGGTGCGGATGACCGCTGCCCCAACCGCGCCGACTTCCCGCACAACTTACGCTGCCGGCCTGATTTGGTCAAGCGTCACGCGCACTTTCGTTGCGGCCCCGAACATCTTCATCAGCAAAATCACGCGCTCATCGTCGCCCGCGTGCAAGACTGTTGCGTGAAAGCCTTCCCAGAGGTCATCAACCACCAGCACGGTATCGCCCGCCTTGAAATGCTCGGACGCCTTCTTGGCGATGCGGGTGCGCTCGGCCTCGCTGATGGCTTGAGACTTGGCCTCGTCCCACACGCCCGAAGCCTGCATGTCGCTAATGGCATAGACCAGCCCGCCGCCAACAAACGGGATGTTGCCGTTGTCCAGCGTCAGCGGGCGCCCCCAGAGGCAGGAGTTGAGCGACTTGCTTGCCCCCTGCTTCAAGCCGACGAAGACGTACCTAGGAAACAGCGGCGTGTGCCGGATGGTCTTTGTCCTGCCGATGCGAACCCACTTAGTCACGACGGGGCAATACGCGGCATAGCCATCGCGCTCTAGCTGGGCAACAGCGGCCATCTCCTGCTTCGGGCCGGTGTGCATGATGGTCCAGCGCGCAGGGCGCTCGGCGGCCTCCGGAAGGCGCTCAGCAAGCCTTGCCGGGCGCGGCGGGCCGATCAGTTCCTTGACGGGCCGGTTCTTGTAGCTCGACGCAACGCTATGGGTTTTGGCTGACGGCTTGTTCCAGAATTTGTGCATTGCGCCTTTCATCATCAGTTCTCCATCGTTCGCTTGCGGCCTGGCTTGCTCATGTCTGATCCTTTGGGTTTTGATTTTGGTTGGCATCCGCGAGACTACTGGTCATGCGGCGTCGCCGGGGCCGAGGCCAAGGAAATCGACCTTGAAATGCCGCAGATAGCTCCGCTTTGCGTCCTCACGCCCTGCCGCAATCCGCCGTTCAATGTTGCGCTGGCGTTGGATGTTGACCGCCGCCGACAGGCTGAGAGAACGGGAGCTTGCGAGATCGGGGTCTAGGCTACCGACGTGCCAGCGCTTCATGCGCTCGCGCTCCTCGGCCTCCCAATCCTTGCTGAACACGCGCTTGCAGACGCTGGTAATCCACTCGCCTTCCGTGGTCCCACCTGACATAGGCACCTGAGCGGACGTGCCGAGTAAATCGGGCGAAAACCCAGAGCCGACGCCGGCTTTTGTCGCCGCCTCTCTCGCCACTACAGGCAGCGCAACCGGAGCCGCGCCCAACAGCCTGAGAAATCCTCTGCGCCCTACGCTCACGCCGCCCTCCCTTCCCACTGGTCGAACTGAGCCGCCATGTCGTCTACGGCTACGGGCAGAGCGGGCGGGAACTCGCTCTCAAACCACCAGCCGTCCGCCCGATGCTCCTTTGAGGTCACAGCGGTCGCGGTGGGCTTGCCGATGGCCTTGCGGTAATCGCGCCATGCCCACCATGCCTCGCTGTCCTGCTTGACGAAGACGCGGCCATTGTCAGACGGGCCGGCCTGGGGCGTGGCCGTGGCGAGCTTTAACCCGGCATTGACGCACCACTCAGGCTCGCAGCCCTGCCAGCCGCGCATCATCATCAGGTCAGCGGCCTTGTCGGGCTCCGCGATCTGGGCGAATTGCTTGGCGAGAAGCAGCGCCATGTGCGGGTTGAGCGGGGATTTCTTTTTCCGCCGATGGTCGATGACGGCCTTTGCCCGGTCCTCGGACAAGACAGCCATCAGGGTTTCCAAAATCTGCGCGTGTTCGGGCCGCGCCTTGGCGCGTTCTACAACAGGAACTTTAGTTTCTGTTGTAGAAGGTGATTGTGATTGTGATTGGCATTCCTGCGGCATATGCAACGGCATTGCCGCAGCATCTGCATCTGCAATGCCGGGCTTATGCCAACGCTTTGCCGCTTTCTCTTTCGCCTTCTCGCTGATGTCGCGGGCGGCCTGCAATTCCTCCTCGATGCGGGCGTGCTTCCAGCCCTCATCAAACATGTCGAACAGCGTCTCGCGCGCATCCGCCCACTCGTCGGGCGACATGCGGCAAATCCTGGCGAGCCGGCGATCCTCGTTGGGAAGCCCGCCATTCTGCCAATAGTGCATGATGAGCAGGAGATAGGCTCCATGCTCTGCGGCGCTCAGGTGCCCCGTGTCGGCCAGATAGTCGGCCACATAGAGCGGCATCCATGCTCGGCTCATTTCGCAGGTATCCCGTACTTGGCCTCTAAGCGGGCGAGGCGATGCTGCGGGCCATCAGTTAGGAACCGCCGGCAATCGACAAAGAAGGCTTGCATGGCCTCTGCCGGCGCCATGTCGAACCACTCGCCGACAAGGCGCTTGTGCGCCATGACGTGATGGAAAACCTCTTCGAGATACGCGACCATCTCTCGGCTGCCGAGTGGCGCAGCGATATAGACTGCCAACGGCGCTGGGTTCCCAGTTTGCAATGACGCGAGGCGCGAGCCGATCGAGTTGGTGATGCCGACCTTGACCGGCCCCACGATGCAGCCGCCGCGCTTAACGCCGATGACGTAAAGCACTGAATCGCTCATGCAGCCTCCACAGTCTCAGGAAGGACGGAGCGGACGGCAGCGCGAGGGCGAACAACGCCCCACTCCTCTAGGACGCGGATGGGCTCATCCCTGCCAAATGCGACAGCGTAGGGAACGCCCGAGGCGATGCAGATGGCCTTGAACGTCTCCTGATGAGGCGAGAGCTTGCCCTTGCTGGTTTTCAGTTCGAGCCAGCCCGTCTTGCCGTTGAGCACAGGGCCGCCGATAACGACCAGATCAAACAGGCCACAGTGAAGCCCAGGCTGGCCAAGGGCGCCCGCGTTGGGGACGGCGGCTACCATGGTGCCGGGCACGGCGAACGAGCGCCAGTGCGCCATCACGGCGGCTTGGATTTCACGCTCTGAGGGAGCGGTGGATTTGCTCATGCCGCGCGCTCCTCATCCCGAGCGCGGGCAAGCGCATTCGCGACCTTCGCCTCGGTGACGCTGAGAAGGCGCGCAATCGTCAGGGTGTCCCAGCCTGCGCGGAACAAGCGCTGGGCTTCCGAGACCATGGCCGGCTCCACAGCGTCGCGCGTGAAGTAGCGATGGCGGAAAGGCAGGCCAGAGCTTCGCACAATCTTGGACAGCGTTTTGCTGGTGATCCCAAACTCATAGTGGATCACCTTGACCGGGCGGCCGCTGGCATAGCTATGAGCGATGGCCGCCCTTTTCTCGGGTGCGATCCGGCTTCTCATGCCGCCATCCTCCGTTTCATGGAGAAGTGCTTGAGCGTGACGGGGCCGGCAGGCTTTGAAGCCACAGACAGCGCGCGGCAGTGGCCGCAATAGACGTGCCCCGCGTCGCTCTCGTTGCCGCAGTAAAAGCGCTCGCTAGGCGGGGCGTCGTTGTCCCACAGAGGCCAGCGGCAGATGCCGTCGCGCAGTTCCATGATGGTCACGCGCTGGGGGGCGTAGTTCGCGTCCACGACCAGCCGGGGCTTGGGCGCCTTGACGGCCACGGGACGCGGCGGCGCGGCGCCCTCAGGGCGCGGGGCAGGCTTCGGGCGGTCTTCCGGTTCCTCAGAGCGCGTCGTCGGGAACACCATGCCTTTCCCACGGGCGCGGTACACGATGCCGGCAACGCTGCATCGCGTGATGCCGAGGTCTTCGGAAATTTCCAGAAACGACATCCCGGCCAGCGCACGCTTAACCACAGCAGGCACAGCGGGGTTGCGGTGTTTCAGACCAAGTTTCTGCATCACCGCATCTCCCCAATGAGATCGGGGGAGGCGATCTTGCCGGAGCGAATCATCTTGCGATGAGCCTCCCGCCAGCGCTCGGCGCCGGGGCTGACGGTGACGCGGGGGATCGGCGCAAGCCTGATCTGCGGCTTGGCGTCCATCTCGCCCGGCAAATCAGGCAGGCTCACACGCGGCAGTGTGATGCCGGCGCGAACGGGCGCGGGCTTGTCGGTGTAGGCAGCGATGCCGGCGCGGTCGATTTTCTTGCGAACGCGCTTGGGTAAGGGCTCTGCCTTACCGGCCAGAACGTCGCGTTCGCGCTGCTTCACCTGACGATTATGGGCGATCTGAGCCTCATAATAGGCGGGATCAACGGCGGCCCGAACGGTCGTCCGTCCCTTGCGAAAGATGCGCGCGATTTCTCGGATGCTCACGCCGCGAGCGCGCATTTCAACGGCTTCGGCGTGCCAAGGCTGGCTGTTCCTCATGACCGCGCCCCCCTCATGCGTGCCAGCGCAGCGCGAGCAGACGCAATTGCGTCCGTCGCCTCGATTTCCGGCTCAGATGGCGGGACCGCGCTTTCCTCGCGCAGCTTGGTGAGAACGCTCAGTTCGGACCGAAGGGCGTCAAGCTCAAGCTCGTAGTAGCGATGGCGGGCAAGGCGCAAAGCGTCAAAAAGCTCGGAATCAACCGTGCGAACCCGAAGCTTCACAAGGTTGAACAGACGCGCGCTACCAAATCCAAGTTCAGCAGACAGGGCATCGTATGCGACCGCATAAGTCTCGCCCAAAGTGTCCTGCCGGAACCGTAGGCAAGCCTCTGCCCACTGCTTTGCAAGCAGCACATGCGGGCCATAAATAACCTCAGGCTCCTGCTCTGCGGGCAAGTCGCCGCGCAAGCTGTCGATAAGCGCCGCCAACTCTCCAGTCGCACCCGAGAAATCAAACCACTCGCCGTTGAGCCTCCGATCTGCAAATCGCTCATGCAGAGAGCGCTCCAATGCGAGGGTGCCGGGGACAACCGCAAGGAGTTCCAACGGCTGTGACGACGCCGTTTTCAGCGCACCCAAGCGCGTAGCGGACTTGCCCTTCGTGAAGCCAATCTTCACGTTGCCGCTGGCATTCCTGATGAAGTAAATCTGGCTCATATCCTACGCCCCCAGATCAGAAGCGAAGTCGCGCGCGCGCTGAGCCATTCGGCGCAGGCGAGCAATCTCTTCGCGGTGAAGATTGCTGTCGTCCGCAGCCAGCCGAGCGGCGCGGATTTCCAGATGGCTTGCATGGTCGTGCATGTCCTTGGTCAGAAGGCGCTCCGAGATACGGGCACGCGCCGCTTCAAGCTGTTGAATCTCGACGGCCAGGATCGTCCGCGACTCCCTGTTCCAGAGGGCGCGGCAGCGTCGGATGTTGATCCCGACGTAGGCAGCGACGCGCGGCAGGGCCGACTTCAACGGCATGGACGGCGCGACGAACTGGACGATGGCGCCGATGTGGGTTCGGGCCTGTAAACTCATGCAACTCATGTCACTGGTTCCTTGGCTGGAATTTCCAAGATTGGAGGGCTTTGCCGGCATGTTGGCTGTTCCTTTCGCGATGCTGAGAGCGCGAAAGGGGACAAACGGAATGGCTTGGTTGCCACTTGGAGAAGCCGTTGATCGCGTCCTGCGAAGACTTGGCGATCAGCGGAATGGAAAAGAGGCGGGCGGTGTTGAGCCGCCCGCCAAGTGCACGCCCGACCGGGGGAGGATTACCGGGCGTGGTGGGGGTCACGGCGTCACCGTCGCGAAGCCGGCGAACACCGAAAGAGCAAGGGCGAGGAGAGCCGCGAGAAAGTAGCCGCAGAAGGGCATTAGGCGGCCCTCTCAAGAGCGTTGCCGCCCCACTGGTCAGCCATCGCCGCCGCGATGCCTTCAAAAGTGCGGCTGCGCTCTTTCCAGCGGTTGGGGCCAGGCGGCATACGGTGGATGCGGGCTTCCCTGCCCTCAACGATATTGGTGGGCCGCAGAGGCATCAGACCGTTGAGCCAGAGGCATGTCGCCTTCGTCTCGCCATGCCCGAACTGCCAAGGCTGGATGATCTGATCCGGCTTGCGGATGCGGCTGGAGATGATGCTGATCGGGTTCTCGATGCAGTAGCGGCCCGGAAATGCCATCAGGGCGCGGACAAACTCCAGAGCGCGTTCTTGCCTGCCGTCAGCCTGCTTGGCGGCGAAGTGGCGGGCGCCACTGACGGCCAGATCAGTGCACGGCGGATGGGCAATCAGCAGATCCCATTGCCACCCGAACCGCCCCGGATTCCCGTGGAGGACATTGAGAACGTCCCCCTGGATATGATGGCTGGAATGGCCGTCTTCGGCGGGTAGCAAGTCACAGGAAATTGCCTCATGACCCAAAGCCCGAAAGGCGCGGCGGACGACCCCGGAGAACTCGCATGCGATCAGAACACGCATCACGCGGCCTCATGCACGTGCGAGGGCTGGGGCGCATCGAACTCCGCGAGATACAGGCTCACGATGGCCTGACGCTCCTGCGCCTCGGCGGTGTCCTGCTTGTCGCGGTTGCGGATTTCGCGAATGGCTTGGCCGAGCGCGGTTTTGCAATAGCCGGCGCTCTTGGCTTCGGCGTAGACCTCGCGAACGTCAGCCTTGATCTCATCGATCGCGGCCAACAGGTCGAGGATGCGCTCCATGGTCTGGCGAAGCTGGCTCATGCTGCGCGCTCCTGCTTGGCGGCGGAACGGGCTCGCATTGACGCGCTATGCCGCTGGGCTCGGATCAGCTTCCGCGTCTCCGCGTTCTCGCTGTACGACGAGCCCCACGGGGTGATCTCGGAGACGCCATGACCGCGCATCTGCTCGACAAACTCGGCAAGCTCGAAGACCGGCGTGAACCACTCGCGGTAAACGCGATACTGGGCGAAGCGCTGATGAAGGTCGTTCTCTTCGTCAAAGCGCGATGGCCAAAAGGCGATCAGCCTGACCTCGCAAGGCGACCGCATGGCGATTTCCTTGACGCGCTCGTGAGGCATGGTGGAGCGGCCAATCTTGATCTCGCCGCTCTTGGCTTCGATCAGGTACGTGCATGTCGTGAGTGTCATGCGGCTTCCCCTTGCTTGGCGGGACCGAACACATCAGGCCGAAGCTCATGGCGGGAGATGCCGGTGATGCGCTCCACGTCGAGAACGCGGGCGGGTGGGACTTGGCGTGCGCCAGTCTCC